TGACCAGCACGCTTCTTTGCGGCCAAGTGGTACGCCAGTCCACTCGTCATGGCGGCAAGAAAGCGGAACGGAACATCCGCCGTATTTGAGTACGTACTCCCAGCATCCTGGATCCGACGCAAACGCCAGTAGTAAAAGTAATACGTCTGCGTATCATCAGGCACCTGCCACAAATACAAAGTAGGTGCTGAGGTGCCACGATGCAGCATCCACTGCGTGGGGTATCCAGTCGTCGTCTTGTTCGGGATAGCCTGATACGTGTCAAACGTGATCCGCTGGATCTGGATATCCGTCTGGGTTGTCGTGTTACCAGAGTTGGTGCGGATCGCTCCATCTAGCAGGTCGACCGTATCCGCTGGCAACGTGTACGTAGCCTGACTCGCAGTCAGCAACTGCGTCCCAGACTCCAGCGTCCACATGTTGATGCCGCGATTAGCCCACTCGGAGAACAAATAGTTCAGCGAACGGCGTGCCGTGGTGATGTCGTAGCCGACTCGCGACTCGCCACCAATCCGTTCAAACGCCTCCTCGATCACCTCAAGGATGCCGGGGTTCCACGTCGCCGTTCCGCTGGTTGCCATTTATGCTCCCGCTATCGCTCTCTGAAACACTTCTTCCGCCTGCTTCTCTAACGCCTCGATCTCAGCGTGGATAGACGCAGGGCGAACGTCCTTACTGCGGCGGATATTGTCGGCGAAGGTGTCGATCACGATCTTCTTCACCACATCAGCCGTGGACATACCCAGCGCCTTGCCCATCAACTCAAGATATTCCTCAACGATCGGCGATACCGAGATCTCAATACTCATGCTTTCACCGCCGCGATGAGCGCCGCTTTCGCGGCTTCCAGATCGGCCTCAGCCTTCGGGTACATGCCGGGAGTCTGCGCCTTGACGGGCTTTCCTGTCTTCTTCGACATCGAAGGAGTTCCGACCTGTTTGCCTGTAGAGAATCGACCGATCATTTCTTTACCTTCCGCGCCTCAGACAAAGCGATAGCGGTGCCTTGCTTGGGGTTCGTTACTTTCTGGCCCGACGAGGACTTCAGCTTGCCAGCCTTGAACTCGTGCATCACCTTACCGACCTTGCCCTGTTGTTGGGCTGACATCTTCATTTGGCCTTTCATATTACCCCCAGCAGACAGTGATTGCGTCAATATTTGTAGCCGATAGATAGATGTTCGTATCAAAACGAACTCCGTTACCGCCAAGAGGGATGGATGTCGTTGAGTTGTTTGGAAGCGATATGTCTATCAAGATATCTCCAGCAGCACCACCATCTCTTAACTGAAATGAGCCAGCCAGTGCGGTATGGGCGAATATCGTCACAACCCTACCTGGACCGTCAAATACCAGTCCTGCTGCCGTCAGCTTTTTGCACATCAAGTCGCTAGTCATATCTCTTCACTTTCTGAGAAGCCGGAGGCGCTTTCTTGCTGCCCGAAGGACCAGCCCACAATACCTTGCGAGACCAGTAGTTCGCGGAGAGCTTGGAGTCTTTCCCTTTAATACCGGCACTACGAGCCATGTAGCTCTTCCTGGCAGCGGCACTGTAGTTGTGGCCCATCGAAGCATCACCAAAATGAACCAGCTTTACCTGATCGCCCTCTTTAGCAAGGACCATCTTCTTCTTATCTGGTTTAGAGGATTTGATCGGCTGGTTGAACCCAGGGAACGTATGCCCACGGTACTCGATGCCGCCGCTAGATGTACGCTTAAACTTCTGCATTCAAAATCTCCAATCAAAAGAAGGCTACAGTGATTCCTGTCTGCGCCTACAGAACCTCTCTAGAGATCATGTTACCTTTGCCGCCAGTGAGTTCTTCAAGTTTTGCGTTTAGTTCTTGAATTGACTTCACGATAAGCGGTATGAGCTTGGAGTCCGATAGGCCATAGAACTCCTCCATGCTTCCGTCTTTCAGTTGAACCTGATTCCGCTTAACAACACAGTCCGAATACCTCTCACCACCCAGGGCATCTTGAACATCCTGAGCAATAAAGCCAACCTGAGTGCCGCTGTCAAACTGGTGGATATCATGCTCTTTCCAGGTAAACGATACTGGATTGAGTTTACTGATCACATCCAGGCCAGATTGAATCGGCATGATGTCTTTCTTGTAGCGACGATCTGAGGTGGCGATTGTCGCATTGGTGGCAAAGATCTGAGAGTTGACCTGTAGCTTGTATGCGCCGTTTGATGCTGTGTATCCGATTAGGACATTGCCATCTGTGTCAATTCTCAAAGCCTCGAAATTGCTATTGGCTTTTGAGTAATTGATTCGCAAGCTAGTTTCTCTGTTGGCAGCAGCGGCATTACTCCAGGCCGAGACAAATTGATGAGTACCAATTTGACTTCCACCTGCATCTTGCAGCACGAACTGCAACGTACACCCCATGCCAGCAGCAGGTGTGCCGGATGAAAGCCTTGTCAGTTGCATTGCAATTTGTGCATCATTTGTAGTCGATACAGTACGCTGAACTCTAAGCGGAACATATGTCGTGCCTGTGGAAAATACAGCAAAATTAGCGTCAGTGGGGTTCGCGCTGCCGACATTGATTCCAGTACTGGCAATCCTCATGCGCTCAAGAGAGTTTTGCATGACAATAAAATCATTGTTGGAAAACATCCCGGTGTACCCAACATTGAATGTTTGCGATGCGTATGATCTGAAATCAACGGTGCCAGCAAGTGAACGGAAAACAGCTTCACCTGTAGTTTTCTGTATGTCGAGCAGGTACGTTGGTGCCGCACCGATCCCCACATTCCCGCCATTTTGAAGCCGCATTACCTCAGTCGCGCCGTTGTTGCCCGTCTGGAAGATAATGTCAGCACCAGTGGTGCCAACACCAGACGTGGACCGAAGGGTTAAGGTAGAGGTGGTACCAGTGCCGCCAATTACAAGCGGAACGGTTGCGCTCGTTGTAATCGTTGGGGTCGCGATAGTTGGCGATGTCCCAAACACCAGGGAGCCACTCCCTGTTTCATCAGATATGACGCCAGCTAATTGAGCCGACGTGGTAGCTGCGAATTGAGCAAGCGTACCACCAGTGATAGCCATAGTCCCGGCTTGCAGGGTAGTGTTCCCGTCAGCCAGAGTCACGGTTCTAGATGCAGTCAGTGTGGTTGGGGTTAGGGTTACGCCAAATGACCCAACACCTCCAGCCCTTCCCGTAAGGATTACGGCATCCTGTGTTGCGGCGGCGCGTACAGTAACCGAGCCTCCTGTAGCAGCAAGAGAAGTCCCGGTAGCAGCGCCGATATTCGGTGTCACTAGGGTTGGAGTATTCGCAAACACCAGGGAGCCAGAGCCAGTCTCGTCAGAGATAACCCCAGCTAACTGAGCGGACGTGGTGGCGGCGAATTGAGCAAGAGTACCGCCTGTAATCGCCATCGTCCCGGCTTGGAGAGTTGTGTTCCCGTCAGCAAGGGTAACGGTTCGGTTTGCGGTCAAGGTAGTCGGAGTAAGGGAGACCCCAAAAGACCCGGTCCCGCCTGCCCTGCCCGTTAAGATAACAGCGTCCTGAGTTGATGCCGCCCTAGCGGTTATCGACCCAAATACCTCCAGCTTTGTGCCAGGGCTTGCTGTGCCTATACCAACACTCCCAACAGCATGGAGGTTGCCGCTTGCCAATAGCGCCATATTGTAAGCGCCAGTAGAAATGCCGAACAACAGCTTGCCACCAGTGTTCCTGTAGCAGATATCTCCTGCGGAAGAATCAGAGAACCAATTGCCCGAAGTAGCAGCATAGGAAACCCACGGATTAACGCCAGCACCACCAGATCCAATCCCAGAGGGTCCAGTCGTAGGAAGGTTTATCCAATGCGCGGTATTACTAAACCAAGACGCCATCGTCGCCTGTCCGCCAACAACACCTACAGTCAGAGAGGTGGCTGTAGCTACCCCAATATTAGGAGTGACAAGCGTTGGGCTAGTCGCAAATACAAGAGCGCCAGACCCGGTCTCATCCGTCACGGCGCTTGCAAGATTAGCGCTTGTAGGGGTAGCCAGAAATGTAGCCACATTAGCGCCAAGTCCAGATACGCCAGTAGAGATCGGAAGGCCCGTGCAATTCGTCAGCGTGCCAGAAGTAGGTGTGCCAAGAAGAGGAGTGACAAGCGTTGGAGAGGTTGCCAGGACAACAGACCCAGATCCCGTTACGGCGCTGACCTGAGTGCCGTTGATCTTGAGAACATTCCCAGTCCCAGCAGTATCGAACGTCTTGTTCGTGAGGGTGTCTGTCGTAGCCTTGCCGACGAGAGTGTCCGTAGCGGAAGGTACTGTAATAGTGCCGGAAGCAATTGCCTGCGCCTGGATAGTGGTTGACCCAGACGTAGCGCCATTAAGCTGTATCGCAGAGAAGGATACAGACCCGGCTGATATCGACGGCACTATAAGAGTTGATGTAGTGAAGTCGTATCGGAAGCCACTGTACTCCGTGTACACATGAGGAGAACATACGACAGGTATGGCTCCAATTGTTTCCAGTGGCTTCACATTACACCTCTCCTAGTTGGGCTTGACCTGCACCCATTCCATGGTATCGTTATCAAGAGACCAGCCGCATCCCTCAGACCAGCCCTGAAGAGAGTTATTCTCTTTCTGGAGATCGTCTACGAGAGACTTCTCTTTCTCGACAAGAGCGTCAAACTCCGTCTTCAGGGCGTGCTTCTGATTGGCAATAGCGGCCAGTTTGTACTGCAAATCACGAATCTTCAGCTTTTGCTCTACGGTAATGTCCGTAGGTTTGGTGCTTTCCATACACCCATATTACATCAGGTGAGCTACTTGGCGGGAGCAACAGGGACTTCAATCAGGCCGGAGGCTTTGTCGAGAGCGATCTGATACTCAGCCTGCGCCTTGACGACATTCTCCTGCGCCGTAACAACAGAGGCAGGGGGAGCGTAGGACACAATCTGCTTGACCTGAAGCAAGATGAGATCGTTCGCGAAGTTCACCGCAATGTCGGTCGGGGTGTCGTCGGGACGGTTCTGATACTTGTTCCACGGGGGGCCGGAGGGGTCCAGCGGGTTCGGCTTGGTCTGGGTGGTCAGCCAGTTGTAGAGGCTGTCCACGCCATCCTGGGGAACCGTCTTCAGTTCGCGGACAACAGTCGTACCGTCGTCCATATAGAAGGTGAGAGAGGGGGTGACTTTCGTCGCGAGAGGGTTTGCCATATTAGTTTCCTTAGTTTGCGAAGATTTTCCATGCGGTCCCGTCCGACCATACCATGACTTTATTAGCGCCACCACCAGCCACGGTGCTTCCGATTGTGGTTGCGTTGGCGTCGGTCACATACTGGATGCTGCCAGCGTTTCCGGCTGCGGCGGCAGGGAGGGCAGAGACCGCGACGCCGGAGTGCTGCGATCTGCGCAGAATTAAATCCCGATACTGAACAGCAGTCCCTGAATCGACTTCGAGGATTCCGGCGGCGTTGCGGGCAAGGCCGGTGTCTTTGGTGCCGTAAAAAGTAGTATCTGAACTGAACCTAATCAGGCCATTACTAGCAATTTCCACTCCAGACGAAAGCGCTCCGCTATTATCGACATTCGCTACTATGGAACCGTATAACGCCCCGCCGCTAGTTGCGCGAGAAATTATACTACCCGCATTGTTTTGAATTTCAAATAAATTCGTAATCGACTGCCCGGCCCCCGCCCGCACGATGACTTTGGTGACGCCCGTGACAGCCGTGAGGTCGTAAAACTCCGCCGTAGCCGTGGAGCCGCTGGAGTACACGCCTAATTTGGCGTTGCGGTCGGTGGACCCTCCGAATTGAGTGTTTCCTGTATTTCCCTTGATTGAAACCGCTGCATTAAATCCGGTGTCGTTAAAAACATAACCGGCTGCCTGCGTTGTGTTAAAGGTCGCCACTGTCCCACTGTTTACGATTTGAGTCGCTCCGTTGCGCAACGCTATTTCGGCCCCGCTTGGACCAAGCCGAACGCTATACGTCGATGAATTCGTATATCCTCCGGCATACAGATAACTGCCTGATGTGTCCCAAAACAGCTTCGTCGCATCCTGATTCAGAACCCCGCTCGCCGAGACATAAGGGATCGCGCCGACGGTGGTGAGGTTGGACGCGCCGCCGACCGCACCACCAGTCGGAGATCCTGAAAGCGTCTTGGACCCGATCGTAAAAACAGCCATATGCTATATCCCCTGTTGAATAACCGTGAATACGCTGGCTGCGGCACCAGCCGTTTGGTTAAGCCGAACCGCCGTAGCGGGAAAAGCAAGACCTACCGCACAGTCAACAGTCAGTGCCGTCGCGTCCGAGTGGTCAATCCATACGGCAGGCGTGCTGGTCGACGTAGGGTCAGACGTGCATTGGATGGTGTACGTGCAGCCTGCGCCAACATCGACCCACAGCGAGACATTGAATGGCGAATTGCTGTTCAGGTCAAGCGGGATAGCAGCCGAAGCTGCCGTCCCCGTGACCGTTACCGACATTCGCTTCGCCATTAGAACACCACCGTACCCAAGGAGTAGACCGTGTAGGCTTCAGCGCCGCTAGTCACGTTTGTCAACACCACCAGGAACTGCTTCAGATTGTTCTGCGCGATCGTCATCGTACCCGACAACGTCGCACCGCTACCAGCCGTGACCGTGATCGTCTCAGCCGCGTCGGCGTCGTTGCGGATCGTGAACACAAACGACGTACCAACCACCGCCGAAGGCAAAGCCGCCACCAGCAAAGCCGCAGTCGGCGTCACGTCAGAGCGACCAGAACCGTTCGGATCCCGCAGGATCAAGCCACCCTTGAGTTGCGCCGCTGTGTAGGTCGCCGCGCCAGCCGTGGTGATCGTGGTCACCGTCGAGATATTGACGATCGGGCCGACCGTAGGAACCACGACGCCGACGCCGACAGTAGCCAGCGGGATAGACTTATCAGCCGTCGTGCTGCCAGGGGTGTAAGCAGCGAAGCCATTTTGGGACCGTACAGGTCCGGAAAAGCTAGAATTTGCCATCGTTTTTTCCTTCTGGGGTACTTACCCTACTCCGTCTCCCAGAACGTCTGCCGTAGCAGTCTGAGTAGGGGCTGTGTTGTGTTTAAAGCGGGTGGCACCCGCCTCTTAATTATTACAGTTGATAGCACTCGATCGTAGCGCCGCAGCCTAAGCCAAGCGGCATTGCCAAACCGAGATGGGGTTCAGAGAAAACTTTGGGACGTGAGAGGTTTTCCTGCTGCGTAATTATCCGCAGGTTCCAGGGTACGTGAAGACCACTCACCACCACGCCTTTCAGTGGAACTGCATGGTCGACTTGAAACTTAACGCCCAACTGCTTGCTCATCTCAATAGATTGCTTGTAGATGTTCTTCATCTCCAGCCGCATCTCCGGTGTCGTCCAAGGCGGAGTGGCGTTCAGCTTGCTGGCGCGTCGACGAGCGTTCATGGCGTTGAGAGATTCAGGTGCAGGCGGGTTGGCCTTATAGCGGATGCGCTGCTTCGCCTTAACAGCTTCATGGTTTCGCTTCACGTACTCACGGCGGTTCTTCTTCACCCGATCCGGGTTCGCTGCGTACCTTGCTCTGTCGTTAGCGCGGACTGCGTCAGGATCAGCCTCGAATTTCCGCTTTTTGTTACGGAGAGCGAACTCCAACCCGCACTGATGACATCCACCAGTGGTATTCCTCTTGCTGATATGCCCTTTAACGCAAGGCTTCCCTGTGAAATAATGCAGCGACCCAACCCGCTTCGCTTCAGCACGAGTCAGCGGCAGATCAAGTCCGAGCGACCGCATTAAAGAGACGGCAGACTCCAGCTTAGACAACTGCCGATCTGCTGTTTTCTGGTGCCTATTTTTACGAGCCATCTCGTACCTGCGCTGCCTGTACTCAGGCGTCCAGTCAGAGGCTGATTTCTTTTCGTAAAACTCAGAACACAGCAAGCAAGCGTTCGTGGATACATATCGCTCACCGTCATGGCCGCGCTTACACGTTGGCCCTCCGGTGTACTTTTTGAGTCCTAGTTCGCTTGCTTGCTGTCTCGTCATGTTATGTTACCTAACATCAACCGGATTCGAGATTATCTCTCTAACCTGTTGATTTTAGGATACTCCCGGACTGCCGTAAACCTGAAGTGGGTTCGTCCAGCCTGCCGAGAACCGCTCGCGGGCCTTAAATTTCATGTTGCCCGAATCAAAGTCGCCGTCACTGGAGAAGGTCAACTTCACACGCTGGAAGTACTTCAACCCATCCGGCGCAGTGGTCGTCAGGAACCAAGCGTTGGTATCGGTCAGGTAGTTGTTGACCGTGTACCCCTCGGGGATCATGCCGCGAGAAACGACAGCGTTGATGTCGTTGTCGGCGGTAGACGTGCGGAGGACGGTCTTCAGCAGGCGTTCAGCCGTGAAGGCATAGTCTTTGGGGACCACGAGCTTCTTGGGCATAACAACCTGAAGAAGACCCCGGAAGTCGACGTATCCGGCCATCTGAATCCAGGCGTTTTCGAGAGCCGTCTCGTTGAGATCGACGCCCGTGGTGGGACGATTGGACTGAGTGCCGCCCGTGACCAACGGGTGGGAGGTGGAACACAGCGTCACACCGTCGCCGCCGTTGTAGCCAGCGGTGAAGGCGTTGTTGAGAACCGCCGCGCAGATGACCTGCTTGGTGTAGTTCATTGAAACCGCCAGCGCTTTGGTGTTGCGCTTGGCAACATCAGCGTAGAGGTTGTCCTCTTGCGCCTCTTCCGTGATAGCGAAGGCCATGGCGATCGTGTTGTGCTGGTAGCGGGAGGTGAAGAACTCCTGCGACTGATCGTAGACGATGTTGGAACCTTCCGATTTGATCGGGGCCGCACCGAACTGCGACAGCGCCAGTTCTTCTTCAAACGCGCGTTCGGACGTGTTCACCTCGAAGATTTCGAGATGCTGGTTGTCGAAGCGCTTCAGTTCGTTGCCCCACAGCGCGTGTAGGCCGGGGACCAGTTCTTTCTGCTCTTGTGACCGTGTAATGGCAGGCATGTGTCAGTGGTCCTTTCCTTAGACGCCGAGGATGTTGGTGTACGCATGGACGTTCTGGTTCCAGCGAACCCAAACGTCAGTGTACGTGTCGCCAGCCGCGTTGTTCGGGCCGGGGGCAATGGCAATGATCTTCACGCCGAGAGTGTTGGTCGTGTTGATCGAGGACTGGTCAAGCTGCACCTTCGAGTTGCCGGTGGTCGTGGAACCAGCCGAGAAGTTCGTGAGGGCAGCATTCTTGCCGATGTCGGTGTTGGCAACCGAGCCAGACGCTTGCACCTGCATCGTGCAGAACGGGTCATCAAGTACGTTCAGCAGAATGTCGCCATAGCTGGAGTACGTGGTGTAGCCGTTCGCGGGCAGGTACTGCGAGTAGCGCGGTTGACCGTTGGTGTCGTAGTACGAGCAGCCGAGGAAGATACCCCAGGGGGTGTTCCCGTTGCGCGTAGTAGTGGGGGTGGCCGTGACGGGCGTGGCAACGCCAGCGCCGATGTTCACGATGTCACCGTAGAAAAAGCCCGTCGAGGAGTTGGACAACAACTTGTACTGGCGGATGCCAGCCTGTGAAGTCCCACCGCCGACAAGCTGAATCGGAATCAGCCCGTAAGGAGCGGATGTCGTAGGCATCGAATAGTTCTCCGTTGGTTGGAGACAGCTAGTTGCCGAACTCTACTTCGCGCCCGCCGTTGACACCGGATTGCGTCGACTGCTCAAGGCGCGTGTACTTGTTGTCAAACTGCTGTCCGTTTTGCTGTTTGACTCCCTGGATCTGCCGAGCGGTGAGGTCACGGTAGTATTTGTCGCGAGCATTGGCACGTTCTTTCGCCATGCGGCACAACATCAAACCACCAATCACGATATTGCCTTCAGTGTTCCGCGCGATCGCTGGAAAGGCGTCGGCCTGCTTCAGCACTTTCACGCGGTCATCCCACGGTACGGGTTCCCACTGGTCAGCCATTCGCTTGTGAACATTCGCCACGTCAGGAGAGCCTGCCACCACTGTCGCGATCCAGCGAAACGCCCAGTCGGGAGATTCGATGACGTCGGGCAGAGAGGACGGGGGCCGATACGTATAGTTGCGCGACTGAGATTCGCGGGTTTCCAGGGTTCTCGGAGGTCGGAGATTGTTGTTCATCACGCTTGTCCTTTGTACTTGGCATAGTCCTGGTAGGAGACACCAAGTTTGCGAGCAATCGCCGCCTCAGAAGCGGTAAGAGTAACCTTGGCACCTGTTCTCGCTCCGCTAGTGCGTTGCGCCCCAACTACAGGAGAAGTTCGTTTGGGAGTTGCAGAGGTCGACTTATCGTCAAATCGCTCTGGAAATGCCTTGCGCAGTGATGCGTCAAGTTCCTTATAGCACTCGCTCGTTCCGCGTTGCAAGCCCTTTCGTTCCAACGACTCCTCGTAAGCAATTGCAAACGCTTTGAGATCGTCGTTGCCTTCAGCGGCAAACCACGGGTTGCGTTGTAGCCAAGCCGCGTCATCCTGCGTAATCTGCGGAGCCTGCGGTTGCGGAGTTGCCATCGGTTGCTGGATGACAGGCAGGTCAGGGATGTTGAACGTCTGCGGCTGGAAGCGATCTACCTCGGCTCGCTCGGCGCTGATCTTCGCCATCGCGGCGCTGATCTCGGCTTCGGTCGCGGCATCGTTCGACTCTCGGGCAGTAACAAACTTGGCCTGTTGTAGCTTCAGTTCAGCTTCGCGGCGGGCGGCGGCTTCGGCTTTCCATGCAGCCTCGGCGCGGGTGGCGCGATCGGCAAGTTGCTTGGCGGAGAGATGGACGCCTTGGGTGAAGTTGACGAGGGCGCTATGCTCACGCTCACGAGCGGCAAGTTGCCGCGCTGTCTCGTGCTTCTCGAAGGTTAGCTTCTTGATGCGCTTCTGAACGCGCTCGGACATCTCGTCAACGCTGTCAGGATCCGGCGTCGACTCGACCTTCTTTGGTGGCTGCTTTTCCTCGTCAGGAGTATCGTCGACGATCTCAACTTCAACTGCTTCGTCGACTGGTACTTCTACTTCGAGTTGGTCCTCGTCCATTACAGATCCCTCCGAATGATCGTCGGGTCTACAACGGTCGCCTTCACGTCGTCATCGCAGATCAGGCGGTACTCGACAGCCGGGTCGCCAACCTTGAACTTCTGCCCGGTGTAGGTGGCAAAGATGACATAGTCGCCAACTTTGCACCGGGGACCAGACGGGAACTTGTCGCCAGTGTAGGCGTCAGGCCCCATCGCCACGACCTGAGCAAGAGGGCTGGCAAGGTCTTCATCCGCCGAACGGGACTCCGGTACGTGGATACTGCCGATTTGCCGTGGAGTTTTATACGGTTTCACCAGGAGCATCCAGCCCTGGGGAACAGGGAGGAGTGGTTCCGGCGTAAAGCCCTTACCGTCCATAGGCAGGGGAGTGAGTGTTGCTGTGGACATAAATTACCCTCATGCGATGGGGTCGCCATCGTTATCGTCGTCTGCTTGTCGCCGAAGCTCCAAGAACTCGCCAAGCGCTCGACGGAGTCCAAGGATCTCTCCGCAAGCGTGGGAATACTGCTGGATGGTTTCACACCTTCCAGTCGACAGGGTTTGCACTCGCTCCGTAATCATCTCCTCCAGTTTTGGAACTAGACGATCAATGATCAAGCCATCCCTCCGTCTTGCATCTGGTCCACACGGGCCAGAAGTTCAGCAATCTGCGCCTTGATTTTTTGGATCTCAGCCGACTGCTTGGGAGCGTTCAGTTTCGCTTCCGCGAGGAACTGTTCACCCCGGTCAATAGCAGCCTCAGCCGCCATTTCTTTTTGCGTTGCGATGCGCGTGAGTTCAACCTCTTTAGTAGAGGCGAGTCGCGCCGCTTCGAGTTCGAGTTTGCGCTGCGCGATGGCAGAGTCCGTCTGCACCTTCTGTGCTTTGATCTGCAGTTCAGCCTGCTGCATCTGGATCACCGGATCCTGCGCCTGTTGCTGTGCTTGTTTCTGCGCCGCTTCGTTCTGATGCTTGCCTTGCAACCGCTGACTGGCTTCAGCCACCATCAGCGACAGGCGCGATTCAATGTCACCGGGAAGAGGTTTGTCCAGATCAGGCAGCGGGAACCCAAGTTCCATCTCGATCTGCGTGCGATAGAGATAGGCGAGGTGTTCCGCAATGTGCGCCATCGCGGCGGCGAATATACCCTGCGCCTGCGGGTTCTGTCCAAGGATCTGCGCGGTTTGCGGATCCTGGACAAAAGACATGTGAGACGTGATGTGCGCCTGATGGTCCTGCCACTCGAAAGCCTTGACCGGCTTGCCGGTGACGATCGCCATATTTTCAACCACGGCATCGGCAGGCTTCACATCATCCTTGTCGGGGATGATCAGGTTTACATCCTTGATACCACTCGACCGCAGCATCTGCCGGTGCAATGCACCAAGGTCGTACAGTTGCGGCGCGGTCTGCGACAACTGGATGGCCATCTGATACAGCGTCATGCGCTGCGCCATCGTCGCCGCGTTCGGGTCGCTCACCGGGATCACGTCGATGCGCCCATCGAAGTCGGACGCCATTACCTGTCGGCTGGCACCGTACACGTCATACGGGTACCCGTCTTCACTGAGGTGGTCCTTGATGACTCGCGCCAAGATGCGGAACTCATCCTTCATCGAGGCGTGGCAGCGGGCTTGGATCGCAGACAGTACCTTCATCGCCCGTTCCATCATGGCGTAGGTGGTGCCGACCGGCGCTTGCGAGTTCACATCGCCAATCTCGGCATCGGCAATCGACCCAAGGCGGCGTCCATCGTCCACGATCACGGACAGCAGTTGCAGCAGCGTGTTCGACGGCTCCTTGTACGGCAGCGGGAAAAAGTTGTCAGCGATCTTGCCTTGCGACACGTCGACATCGCGCCACTCACCAGGACGGTGCGGAGAGTCGTCGCCTTTAACACGCAGTCCCTTGGTCTTAAATCCACCAGGCAGGTTGGCCAGAATGCCAGCGTTGATCAACTGGCGTTGAATTGATGTTGCGGCCTTCGAGGATCCGCCGATAAGGTGCAGCAGCCCGAGGCCATACGCTCCCATACCAATGATGAAGTTGTACTGGGCAAACCACAGAATCTTCCGCTTGGTCGGATCGTCTTCTTTCCAATTGCGGTAGATCGAGTATACGTTTCCCTTATCATCAACCGTGACAATATAAGGACGAGCAATACCATCGTCGCCATTGAACGCTGGAAGATCGATATCGCAATGCGCCTCATACAGCAGCACGTCGTCGCTATCCACGGTGGTCGATGACGGAGACTGCTGCTTGATTTTGTCTACAGCCTCAGTCAGATCGTCGCCGTTGTCGGGACTATCCTCTATCTCGATGTCGCGGTAAACACCAGCCACCTGCAACTTGCGGATCTCGTTCTTCGGCAGGCGCATCCGTTCGGCGTAGCGAGATGCCGACTGCAGACTGCTCGCTGAATACGGGAGAATGAAGTCGTTTGCGGGGACGTATTTCGCGCACTCGCGCTGATACACCTCGTCGTAGTAGCCCTTGCGGAACGAGGATCCGTACACCGCCAGACCAAACAACAGCTTCTCTGTCTCCGTCCGGTAGTCTTCCATCTTCTCAGTCAGAAGGAAGTTCATGTACCCAGACTCGCGTTCAGCCTGGGCCATGCGCTCGTCGGTCACCTCGCCGATGATCTCAGCCTTCACCGGGCCGGATGCCGGGAAGATTTCCATGATGGCGTTCGACTGGAAGCGAATCACCGCCTCGGCCAGCATGGGGTGGATCAGGTTGCACGAGTTCGGCCAAGGGTCGCTTACCTTGACATCAGAGATGCCAAGCAGCGGCAGGCGCTCCTTGATCGTATCCTCCCATTCCTTACGGGAGTTGATGTCGTCCTCGATGTTCTGGATGATGTCGAGGCCGATCTTGCGCAACTCGGTATCATCAATGAACTTGGCAAGGTTGGAGAGGTGTTCTTCCGGTTCACTTTCTTCCCCTTCCTCGCCGATCTCGACCGACCCATCCTCCAGTTCGATCACAACGCCCGAAGGCCCTTCAATCTCAATCGAGACTTCAGGGCCTTCTTCGAGCGGGATAAGGGGGGAGGTGACGCGATCGAACAATCTTTAGCCTTTGGTCGAGATTTCCAAAAAGACCCCGTTCGGATTGGGCGAGAAGTACATCCGCACCAGGAGGGCCACGTTGCACAAGCGCGTATCAAACTGATAGAAGTAATGCGCCTTCTTGCTCGCCGGGAACCCGTCAGCCGTGATCTCTTCCGCCGGGATGACATTCGCAACCGTATTCTGCATCCCGCTAGGGATGGCCACCACAGCAGGCGGCACAAAGGTCAGCGGAGAGTTCGCCTTCCAGACCTTCTCCATCAGAGGCACAAACGCCTTCGCCTGATCCAGATTAGCCAATTCGTTCAGGTTGATGCCAGTAAACAGGTTGGCGTACTTCTCCAACGGGTCCACTTTAGGTGCGGCAATGATGTCATCGAAGATCGAGGTATCAGTTTTGCTCATAATGCCTGCTATCGGTATAACACTAATAGTATTGGCGGTCAACTGGAGCGTACTCTTCCTCCTCCTCGTCGAGCTTGGATTGGATAAAGCCACCCATTCGGAACCGCAATAGCGCCTGGGTCATCGAGTCGACCAAGTCGTCATGCTCTCCGTTCGGGAAAAGAGCGAACTCTTCGATTAGATCCTCAGCCCAATGCCGCGCCGGTATCCATATATATCCACTTGCGAACAGGTCACTGATGGCGTTCACGCGGGACAGCTTGTCGCCAGTCCTCGATGTCGGCGTATAGTCGGACATCGGTATCCCCATTTTCCGCATGTCGTTCAACAGAGGCAGGCCAGCCGCCTTTGCTTCGATAATACAGGTGTCAGGCTGGAACTGCTTGTACTTCTCCAGCGCCTTAATTTTGAGGTCCGAATACTCCAACTTCCACTTCTGCGCATCCAGCACGATGACGTTGTAGATCGACTTGCCGTCCTCATTGGTGCTGGTGAACACGCCAACCGTCACGCAAGCTGAGTAGTCGGATCGGGTGTTCGCGGTATACGCTGTGTCCCACGACTGGATAACGTACTCGCACTTCGGCGGCGGAAGGTTATGGTCAATCTCCCCAAGTTCGATCGATCCGTCCTGCTTACGGATACTCCTCTGCCCCCATATTTTCCAGAACTCACGCTTGATGATGGCGCTCTCGTCGGACCTAGGGTCTTGCAGGTACTGGGCGTACCACTTCCAAGACGGGAGCGTGGCTTTCAGCTTCAGTAGTTCACTGACAGGCCATCTCTGCGGCCATAAAGAGTCGTAGGATGGCTGTCCATCTGCGTCAAGTACCTGCTTCCCGTTCTCATCCGTCTTCTCAAGTAATGCTGGCAGTTCGATAATTTCCCATTGATCGCCGTCTCGCTTGACCTTCATGTCATCCATCAACCTGCCGACGAGATCGAATGGTGCCCAACGCTGCATCACGATGATGATCGACCCACCCGGTTCAATACGGCCACGGATAGAGGTGAACCAGTTGTATACCTTCTCGAAGTCCTCCTTCGATGGCATCTGGTTAGCAGCACCTTGGTTGACGATAGCCTGCTCGGATATGGGATCGTCCAGGATTAAAAGGTGCGCCCCGCGCCCGACCACCGTGCCGCCAGCACCGACAGCGAAGTATCGACCACCCTTGTTTGTGTTCCAACGGCCCTTGGCTGACGAGTCCGCAGCAAGCGACACGCCAGGGAATACCTTCTTGTAGTCCTCGGAGTCGACAAGGTTTCGGATCTTGCCGCCGAAGTCTTCAGCCAGAGACTTGACGTTCGACGCTTGGATGATGTGCTTTTCTGGGTGCTTGCCGATGTACCACGCTGGGAATAAATAACTTAGTCTTTCTGAGTTGTGCGTAACGATAAAGTTACGGCCACAAAGGAACAGCCCGTCGCTGGCCTCGACTTCAATGCAAACCGTATCCCCTCGACCATATGGTTCAACATAAAGCATCCTGAGGCCGAACTTCTTCGCGTCTCTACTCCGATCTCGCTTCCTCGGCAAAGAAGCTGCGTCTTGCATGAAGAAGGTGACTTGGTGGCAGTCCATATACCGAACTCCGTTAAGAACACCCTTCCGTGTGTTTATCGATGCCTTAACTCCTAGGCTGTGGACTAGCGACGCAACCTGCTCTGCGATATTCCTATCAGTTGAATGGTACAGGCAGATTCCGCTCTTCATCACTTCGCCGTCTGTATCCATCAATCCATTTAGCAAATCCATCCGCTGCCGAACTGACGAGAACAGGTACTCATCCGGTATATGCTTGTTCCTGATCTGCATGGTTTTGTGCAGCACATTACGAAGACCTCGAAGAGTCCACCCCTTGCCGTCTCCGTGAGGAGTAGCATCAACCCCGCGCTCTCTAATCTTCTGGATGATGAACTCGGCATCTGGATAACACTTAGTGATCGTATTGCCGCAACTGTTGCCATCGCCAATCCACACCCCAAAAACGTATGGGTCGATAGGCAGTTCTCGCTCTGGCAATTCTATTGGACCCCAAGATGGAATCGCTGGCGGTCTCGATTCTCCATTAACACCGCTCTCTCTCGTATTTTGCCTGTCTGAAACCCAAGCAGATGTTCGGTTGGACCATTTTTTTGATTTTCGGTCAACGCGAACTGTCCAAACATGATTCTCGTCCGATAGGACGCTATATCCATCACTTGTAGTCGCTCGATACAGCGGTCTATCAACGAACACTTGAGACTTGCCAATCACACGCGTCGGCTGACCGTCTACCCCGAAAACAAAATCGCCAACTTCAAGATCAACTATTCGCTTAAACCCAGATGGAGTCGGTATCGGCGTGTTTATTTCCAGAGCTTTGCCGAACCGAGGCGGAAGGCACACGATCGCGCGTACAGGCTCCCCGGCATCGATGCGATGAAATATCTTCTCCAGTTCATCGAAGTGCGGCCCTGGAATATTCCCCGGCCACATCTCGTTCACGAAGTCTTTGAAGAACAACCGGCACCGATCGCGAGTCTGCAGTTCCTTCAGCTTCGCCATCTTCTCAAACACGATCCGGCGCTTGTCGTCAGGCAAGCCCATGACCGCATCGTGCAGCGCCTGCGTGCCGATCTTCTGCTTAATGGCCCTCTGAATCTCCTCCATCGCGGCGAGTGATTGCCGCGCTCTCATGTCTGGATCTACGACAGCTTTCTTTTTCTTCAGTGGTGGCACTCGTCTGCATTATACCTCTTGTGTTTATCAACGAGATTCACTACAATAACTATAGATGTGGCGCAAACAAAGCGTAGAGATTGACCCAGACAAGTGGGCGCAAGCAAAGGCGCTCGCAGCAATTGACAGAAAAACCATTCGCGATTGGCTTGATGCCCTGATCGCGGCAGCGATTGAAAAGCGAAAGGGAGCGTGATGGGACAAGACCCTGAAGTGATCGTATGTCGCATTTGGCAGAAAGCCTTTGGCGGTCCTACTCAGTGGCTGCGGTGGGCCGACGAAAGCCCTGACAACCCGCGCCGCATGTCGATGCAGCAAGCCTGCGTCGAGATGGCGAAGTACTGGAACTGCACCGTCGAAAACGCACGCGAGTCGCTTCTCAAGCACGGATACGCATCGTCGCCGCTGCGCGACTGGCGGGTGGTTGGGCGGGGGTTTGATGAGGGGGAGGTATGGTAGCAATCACCTCCAACCCATCCGACCGTAAAGGCTTCGTTGGCGGAAGTGACATCGCCCACGTCCTTGCACTGACGCCATACGGATGCCCGCGCCTGCTCTGGTATCGAAAGTCTGGCGTACAGCCTGATCGCCCATTCCAGATGTCAGGCATTATGGAGATCGGAGTGGCGCTCGAAGACTACGTGGCCGACAAGGTGCAGGCACTGAAAGGATGGCGACTCGTCAAACGTGCTGCTCGTTCCGACAACCATCATGGCGTGCATATCGATCGCGAAATTCAGAAAGCACGCGATACGCCTGGGATTGCCGAGATTAAGGTTGTTGGCGATCAGACGTTTTTTAAGTGGATGCGCCAAGGCGTTGACGTTGGCTACGTGCTGCAACTCCAATGGGGCATGAAGCTGTGGCAGCGGGACTGGGGCGCTATCTGTGCTTGGAACCGTGATGCTGGCGGCGACCCATATATCTTCGAGTTTGAGTACGATTCCGACCTGATGGCGCGTGTCACTGGAGAAGTAGACCTGTTTTGGGCCATGGTTGACAGCGGGAGAGTACCGCAGGTTCTCGATCCGCGAGACAGCCGGTGCGATGGCTGCGAGTATGGTGCGCTATGCAGGGAGCAGGAGTGGGAGAACGTAGCTGATAGCGGACTGGTCCAGATCGATATACCTGCGCTTGATCGCTGGCGCAATCTTAAACAAATAGCCAAAGAGGCTGAAGAAAGTGCTGATCAATTACGATCGGAGATTGAAGCCGCTATTGGCAATAATGAAACGGTGTTGGTCGGGACAACGAAGTTGACATTCCGTCCGCAGGAGTCGTGGCGGATTGACACTGACAGGCTGAAGAAAGAGTATCCTGACCTCGCCAAAGAATTGCAGTATCGGTCGTTGTCCAGGCCGCTGCGTGTGTCACAAATAAAGGAGAAAAAATGAGTCCTCAAACAGAAGTACAAACGGTTGTCGAAGAGGCACCAAAGAAACCGGCTACCATGAACGCGACCATCGACATGATGGAATCGATCATTAGCGCCACCGCCCGCCAACAGTACGAGCAGGCCGTGGCTGACCGCTACATGGCGCAGACCTACGCCAAGGGCGCTGGCATGAGCGAGGAAGACGCCCGCACGATCATCGCACTTGGTCGCGACTACGGGTGGGGGCCTGCCCATGCGCTGACGCGGTTGTTTATGCAAGGAGGTCGGCCTCGGCTTTTCGCGGAAGCTCGTGCCAATATGCTGGCGCAGGCTGGGTACAAGTGGTTTCCTGTCACCCATAACGAGACGGAATGCACCTATCAGTTCAAGTACAAGGGTGAGTGGATGCTCGACGTGAACGACAAACCGCTGCGAGTGTCATTCACTATGAAGAACGCCGAGAAGGCTGGCTACATCCAGAACTCGCGGGGGAAAGACGGCAAGACCGGCAACTACGACAAGATCCCAGAAAACATGCTGTTTGCCCGCATGATCACTAACTTCCACAAGTGGCACGCCGCCGAGGTTGACGGCGCAACACTCGCCGACCCGAACGAACTCCTCGAAGCGGTTGTCGCCGAGACGGAAAAGAATATCGCCGCGAAATCGGTCGATAAAGTCGAAGAACTGAAAGAGAGACTGCAGAATGCTTGAAGCAGATAAGTACTACACCGGCAAGTTCGCCGGGTTCGACATCGTTGCCGTTGGAACAAAAGGCACGCAAGCCGCCCAGTTCATGCTGGATATTCCTGGCGAGGGTAAACAGTCAACGCTGGTGTTTTTGGGCAACACCAAAGGCAGCGACGGCATGACAAACAACGAGCGGCTGCGCGACCGATTGATTGAATTTGGCTGCGATCGTAAGCGGCTGTCTGGGCCTGGGTGGTCAGATCATATCAAGATGACGCTCGACGGTAAGGACATCCAAGCCAAGGCTGAGGCGTACAACAACAAGATCAACCTGAAAGGGATCTACGTCCCTGGAGAGGGTTCTGGCCTGAAGCCAGTAACGGTTGATACTTCTCCGTTTGGCGAAGAGGACACTGACTCGGTCCCCTTCTAACAATCTCTCAGAGCGTCTAACCCACGACACGGGAAATTTCAAAAGAAAGTGAGTTGGGATTTCGGAACAGAAAGGCTGGCTTCGTCCGGGGGGATGGGGTCGGCCAAAATAAAGCCGCTCGAAAGGGCGGCTTTTCTATTGCAATCAGCTTTTCTGGTATGTTATGTTATATTCAATGGCGAAAACAAAACTCAAAACTGAACACATCACGCTCCTGGTCGACAAGGCCGTTCTGCGTGGTGTCTCGGCGCGGTGCAAACAACTTGGCGTCTCGCGGTCGCAGTACCTGCGAGAGCTTGTGCAGAAGGACTTGGAGGTGAAGAATGCTGGTTAAGTTCACTTGCGATAAGGGCAAAGACCCTTGGTACGTCAATCCAGACCACGTCGTGTCTCTCATCCCCACGGTCGACGGGGCAACAATGATCGTCACTGACTACGAGAGCGATCACATCCACAGCCGGGTTGTTGTCATCGGTTCTCTAGACGAAGTTGCGGCCAAGCTAAATGGCGTGTCAAATAAAGCCTTCGACAAGGCATTGGCTATGGTGATCGAGTGGGAGCAGCGGAGAGGGGTGTCGGAATGCAAATCGTAATGGCGGTAGCTGTACTCGCTGGCATCTTGGCGTTGACATTCTTCCTCTACGCCCCCATCCGCTGCCTTCGATTCGTCGCCCGCCACTGCCTCCTGCAAGCGCGTGGCCTTGAAGCTCGTGAGCGGGCTATCCAGGCGGAGAGGGCGGCGGTTTGGGAGGTGGTGTGATGGCAAGCAAAGCAGACATGGAACACGATTTGCAGCTAACCATTGGACTGAATGCGACGCTACGGCAAAGCATTACTCTGCTCAAGGCCGATAAAACAGCACTCACCGCCGAGCGCGACCAACTCCGCGCCGAGGTGGAGGATATACGACAGCAGCGTGATTACTGGCAGGAGGAGGCTGTCGAAATGCGTCGATACAAAGAAGCCTCGGAAGCCCTCGTCGCCGCGCTGCGCGAGGCGCTGGAGGACGCCGGAGATGTGGTCCATGCGTGCATTTGCGAAACCGAAGAGATACGCGGCAAGGTTTGCCACTCGTCGTGTATCGCAATCAACGCCGCCCTCGCCGCCGTCGAAGCCGCGCCGGAGGTGAAGCCGTGAAAACATGGCGCTGTTTTATTCCTGGCTGGCCGGAAGTAACCCACGAGATCAAGGCTGAGACGCGCGGACAAGCCTTGTATACGTATTGGCTGATGGGGCGCGAGGCTGGATACGATCTGAAGTTCACTGAGTTGCGAGCGCGGAATGTGTCGGAGGTGAAGTCGTGATCCAGTGGATACTCTGCCGCCTACCGTGGCCTATCTGGTTCCACACGCCGGAGATCATCGAGACATACGATGCGATGACGCGCAAGCTGCGATGCACTTCCTGCAACGCATACTTCGCCATGAGCGACCGGCATGAAGCCGTGCTGCCGTGGGATGAAGAATACGAGCGCATCATCTGCGACATGTATGGAATCAGGAGGACGAAAGTATGAGCCCCCGCATCCGCATGGCCCGCAAGCGGCTGGGGATTGCGCGGGAGCGCACGAATAGATGCTTCAAGCGCTGGAGGAAGAAGAGATTGGAGGCTTTATGGGAGAAGTTAGTCAAGATGAGCGGGCAAGACGACCGGATGCAGTACAGGTGGCCTTCATGAAGACCCTCCGCGCCATCGAGCGCAGAAAGGACCGGATATGTTAGTTCACGAACTGAAGACATGGCCTCAATACTGGGACGCCATCGAGCGCGGCGAAAAGACCTTTGAGGTACGCCGTGATGACCGAGGCTTTCAGAAAGGCGACATCCTGGAATTGCAGCGATGCAAGAAGTCGAGGATGGGTGGATACGAGGTTGAGTTCAAAGGCATGACCTTGACTCCAGCGCATGTCATCCGCAAGCGCATCACTTACATCCTCACCGGAGGCCAGTTCGGCGTCGAGCCTGGATACGTGGTGATGGGATTGGGGGAAGTATGAAGACCTTCCGACTCACGAAAGCCGAATCCGCCGCCTACACCAACGGCGAGCGGCGGTTCTGGCGGGAGGTAAAGCCAGGACCACGCCAGTCATGGCTGAAGCCATCCACGATCCACGCATCTCCGGGAGGTTATCTATGGACTGATGAGAAAGGACAACTTTGGCATCAGTTCTACCACCCATTGGCAGGCAAATTTGAATATGGCGTGCAGAACGCGGCTGACTCACCGCTTACGTCGATCAAGTGTCCGTTTGGCACCACAGGCGACAGCATCCAACTCACCACGCCGGTCCACTCGCTACCGCCTGTTATCGTCACCATCACCTCCATCACCGTCGAGCAGCGCGACGGGCGCTGGGGCTGGGTTGTGGAGGTGGGGGGATGAAACGATCACACGCGCTAATGCGCTGTGCGCAGATGGGGATAAACCTGTCCGCACAACAGCAGGCGCTAATGCTATATGCCGAAGCTAACGGGCTGGTATTCTGCGCTGACTTTGGCTATCAAACAACACGACAAAGAATTGATCAAGAAATAATGCTTAAACAGGTAAGACAGTGGACGAGCAAGAAGGCGGCATCATGAAACGCGCCACCCACTGCCGATTCTGCCAACTCCCAGGCGAGTTAATAAAAGGCGCACACAAGGAGTGCAAGAACGCCGAGACACGCGAGCGCCTGCGCGTCCGTAACGGCATCAACCCCGCAAACTACCTCTACATCGGCGATCGCGGTAAGTGCGCCAAATGCGACAAGCCAGCAGAGCGCTTGTCCAAGCTGAACCTGTGCCGCGAACACATGGAAGAGAACGCTCGCGAGGTTATGCTCAAAGCCAAGCGTAAGCACATGAAGAAGGTCAGATCAACGCCTGAACACAAGCAGCCTCGCGTCTACGTTAAGCCGCCGACAAGCCAAAAACTACAGCGCGTCACCAAAACAGAGAAGAAAGAACCGCCGTTGCCGCTACTAAATACTGAGGAAGAAAAACAGAAAATCGCTGTATTGTTAAAGAAAGCAGCAGAACACCGAATACTTCTCAACTTATCAAGGTGGGACTGATGAAAGACTCGTTGACTAAAGACGATCTCAGGAAGATCATGGCCGTTGGCGGCAGGAAATGCGCCAGCTTCCGGTGCCACCAGAACGCCGTTTCTGGCAAGTACTGCGACAGCCATGAACAAGGGCGGATTGCCCGACAAAAGGAGATAGACGCTATTCGCTTCAGCTTAGGCGATACCAAAGATTGTCCGAAAACTTGGTGATGGTTACCGTCTGACCAGCCTGGACTGTGATGTCCTCCCCCATGCAGTTGTCGGTCGTAGCGCTCTTACGCCACTCTACTGGGCCGGATGTGATGAACCGCCTCACCACACCGGCTCTCGCTGTCACTCCTGTCATCTTTTTGATAGGAATGCCTGATGCCGTAATACCAATGACACGGGACTCGTCGGCAAACGGTAACGTAACCTCGTCAGCCGCGACTATCCCAAGATACGGCTGCGACCAGGAAGTGTTGTTCCGGCAGATCGCCTGCCCGGTTGATGCGTAGTCTTCAACCAGTTCACCATTCGGAGTGTTTCCGTGGATGAAGAACTTGTCGAGTTGACCAGCCACAGCAATCATCGTGTTCACGTTGCCAAACGAATTGTTGTCGGTGATCTGGAAGTCGGTCATGTTTGTCGCACCGGCCACGATACTATAGCGAGCGTTGCTCTCAACGTAGATTTTGTTTGTCCCAATCAAGTTGTTGTTGCTCGTTCCACCATTGAATACGATCGCGGCATCGAGTCCACGCTGGCGAAACCGATTACCGCTTACCTCTACGTTCGACGCCGACTGACAAAGAACACCAATATTCAACGACGCCATGAAGTTGTCGCTGATCTTGATACAGTTTCCGCCGCCGTTGACCACAATGCACGCGACAGACGCTGTGTCCTGGTCCAGCATGTTGCCTGCGATCACAAGCTCGTTGACCAAGCCATTGACCACGATATGCGCCACGGACGCCTGCATCCAACTGTTCTCGATGATCCCGCCAGCCAGTATCCCCTCGACCTGGATCAGCCCATCAGACTGCCTGCCGTCGAAGTAGTTGTTGCTCGTCTGCAGCGCCCAGTAGCCGGTGGTCGACTTGCCAAAGATGGCTCGTCTGCCAATGTTCTCAAACCTGTTGTCGGACGACCGGATGAACCCACCGACCCAGTCGGCGTACAGCGCGTCCCGCAATCCATAGAAACCACACTGTGTCGCCTCAATGTCGCCGCCAAGCCCGCTCAATAGAACGCCGCACGAAGTCGGCGATGCGCCCCGTATACCAACGCCGTTAAGTGTAATCGATACACTTGTCGAGTCGATGGCGTAGGTGGTAGGGATCAGCGTCGATTCCAGGCGACCTTTCCCGTTGAACTGAATCCGCTTTCCTGCGGTCTTCAGCGGCACCGGAAGCAGGATCTCCTCGGCTGGCAGATCGATACACGTCTCGCCTGCGTCGATCTTGGATTGGATGTCGGTGTGTGTCATCCTCTACCCACTTCCCGCCACCACGCGGCATCGCGCTTATCGGCATCTTCCAGCGCCTTCCGCTCTCCCGCCAGGATAGCGCGGCGCTCGGCCAGCAGGGCGTCGAATGGGTGCCAGCGGCGGAATAGGTCGGATACTGCCCACGGGCCTTTGTTTTTCACTTCGCCTCCCTCTTGTACTTCTCTTCCAGTTTATTGAACTCCGCCTGCCAGTGCGAGTCAGGCTGACCGTCGTAGCCGCAGGGGGCGACCTCGCGGCTGGCGTATAGAACAAGCACCCAGGAAGCCACTGCGCCTGCGGCTAGAAGGAGGATGTCGCGTGTCATAGTTGCACTGTACCGCACTTTGTTGTACTATGTCAACAGATGGCGATTATGGGGCGAAAGCCCAAGCAATATCAATGCGGGACGTGCGGGAAGATCCTCACCGCTCGCGAGTGGCAAAAACACCCGCCGAAGTGCGAAGGAGTCAAGCAATGCTCGAAGAAGTAATCTACGACGAGTACCGCGAGTGGTTTTCATCGTTCGACGACAACGGATACACCAATCAGCCTGGAAGGACCTTCCAGAAATCGACAAGAAGCAGTGGCGCAAGGTTGCGGCTGCAGCAGAACAGCACGTCAAGATGGAAATATCCAGCAGTTGGTGAGGAAGACAAAATGAACCAACACCCATTAGACGGCATTATCGACGACATGGAAATTCTGTACGGAAAACGAGACCTCAATCTCGAAGTGCTCGTCCTCGATCTCGCCGCCAAGCACCACAAACGCCGGGGTGAACTGAGGTCTGAGTACCAGCGAAGGATATTGAGGTTGGCGAGGGAGGCATCCGCATGACCATCCACATCGTAGTCCTCCGCGACTCCTGCGACAGCAGCGAGTGCCACGCTTTCCGCAACGAACAAGACGCTATCGCTGTCGCCAAGCAGCAACAGAGCCTCGGCATCTGGCGCGAGATTGACCAGTATGAGGTGTAGGTGCAATGACTAACGATCAGTGCAAGCTGATAGCTACGAAGCTCTGTGGCTACCAAGTCCAAGTCTCACCCGCTGGCAAATACTACATCGTGACGGATGATGGGACGAGGCCACTCCCCGACTTTGAGGTTGATGCCGCAGAGACGCTGTCGACGGTGGAGGCGCTGTGCAAGAGTCGAGATTGGAGCATTTGCCTCGTTAAAGGCAAGGAAAACTACATTGCTGGATTTGGCGGTGCTGGCGCTAGAAACACTACTATCACTGCCGCCATCGCCGCCTGCCTGCTGCAGATCGCGGAGGATGACTCGCCGACGAACTGCCGAGAGGAGGTTGTTTGAAACCTCTAGCTATTGATCTTTTCGCTGGATTAGGCGGATGGAGTGAAGGATTCCTGTCTGAAGGCTACCGCGTAGTTGGCTTCGACATCGAACGCCACCAGTACGGAGACGATAAATACCCGGCACAACTGGTTATCCAAGACGTTCTCACGCTACATGGGTCGCAGTTCAAAAACGCCACTGTCATCGTCGCGTCGCCCCCGTGCCAGACGTACTCATTCATGGCGATGCCGTTCAAACTGGGCAAGCAGCGTGCTGCTGAGTATCGAAAGATGACGCAAGAACAAAGAGACGCCACGCTAAATGCTCTATTTAACGCCTGCTTCCGTATCCAGCGTGAAGCATCAGAAGCCGCTGGCAGGCACATACCTCTAATCGTTGAGAACGTGCGCGGGGCGCAAGAGTGGGTCGGCCCGTCGAAAGCGAAGTTCGGGTCATTTCACTTATGGGGTGATGTTGGCATGGTTGGGGATTCAGTGGTGGCTGGGAAGTTGAAATTAGGCGGTGGAGTTAGGCCATTCAGTCAAAGCAAGCAGGCTGGTCTATCAGTCCCTGCATGGGTCCCATGTGAATGCTGTGATGAGTTCGTATGTACCATCCACAACCAACACGCATGTGATTGTCCGTGTCCTCCGATAGATGAGTGGGAAAAAGACCCGTATTCAGCAGGAAGCCAAACAGCAGAAGCCAAACACGGGTGGTTCCATAAAGGAGCGGCTGCATATGGCTCTAAATCTAAAGCCAGAAAAGAATCATCAGCCAAAATGGCCAAGATCCCATTCGCTCTTTCTCAATACATCGCGAGGTCTTTTAAGCCATGACACCCGCCCATAAAGCCCTATCCCGCAAGCTCGCCGACCCTAAGCGGCTGGCTAAGCTCCTCGAAACGCTACGAGCCAACAGACCGCCATGGACATGCGGGGTTATGGAAGACGAGACGTTGATCCGCGAGACGCTGAAGTATATGGGGGTGGAGGTGTGATGACCTGCACCCCCTGCCAGTACCAAGGCCCGAGGGACGACTTCAGCCTATACACCGCAGACACCTGCTGGCGATGCTGCACAGCACCCTGCATCCGCATCCCATCCGCCTTCACACCAAGAGTCCAAGGCTACAAACGTAACGACTACCATGCCGGCAAGCGAGCCAGAGGGCGTAGGCTGAAGGTTACTGGCATAATGAGGTAGTGAAGGAATCAGAAGTAGTTAAAGCGTGCGTCGAATGGGCGCACTCACAGGGATGGCGACCGGATCGTAACCATGTTGGGGTGTTCGCCACCCAGCACGGAGCCAAGGTCCACATCGGCCACAAAGGCCAACCTGACTGGAGGTTTGTTCGCGGAAATCCACTTCTGTACTTCGAGTGCGAATTTAAGAGACCGGGCGAAAAACCGCGCAAAGAGCAGATGGAATATATGGCCCTCCTGCGCTATAAAGGCATTCCGTGTTTCTGGGCAGATTCGCTGGAATCGTTCAAACAACAGGTTGTAGCACTTTTCGGCTGACCCCTACATTTCGCGGTTGAAACTTCGTTCTTGCGGTAGTACGCTTGAAAGGCATGACCAAAAAAAAGAACGAGGCAGCAGTGTCTCTGGCTGCTCTCCGCAAGAAGAAGCTATCTCCTGAGCGCCGATCAGAAATAGCCAAGATTGCCGTCACGGCAAGATGGGCGAAACAGAAGCAGAAAGCAGCGCAAGCGTGATATGCCGCCGCTCAAACTTCGCCAGTACCAAATAGACGACATCGAGCGCATTCGCGCTGAGATCAGGTCTGACAAGAAGCGTGTTGTCTACGTCCTCGCCACAGGGGGCGGGAAAACCGTCATCTCTGCCGAGATCATCCGCAGTGCGGTAGCGAAGGGGTCGAAGGTATTCTTTGTTGCTCACCGCAAGGAGTTGATCGACCAGACCAGCAACAAACTTCACGATTTCGGCGTTCGTCACGGCGTGATGATGGCCAATCACCCCCTACGCGACCCAAGCGCACCAGTGCAGGTTATATCGATCCAGACTGGAATACGCCGCGAACTCCCATACAAGCCGCACCTTGTGTTCGTGGATGAGTGCCATCGCATTGCGGCTGAGTCCTACAAAGACTTCCTGCTCGACTGCGGAGATCCTGTCGTCGTCGGGATCACCGCCACTCCTGTACGGGGAGACCTACAAGGACTCGGAGGGAAGATCTTCCAGTCTATGGTCGTTGGTCCGCAGATGTCATCGCTCATCCAGCAAGGGTTCCTAGTTAAGCCTCGCGTGTTTTCATGGAAGATCAACCTCAAAGGAGTGCGACTTCTCGGCGGAGACTACAATCAGAAGCAACTCGAAGAGAAGATGATCGACACGAAGCTAGTCGGCGACGTATACCGCGAGTGGGTAAAGCGCTGCTCGGATCGGTCCACTGTGGTCTTCGCGACCAGCATTGCTCACTCAAAAATGATCCTCGACGATTTTCTCGCCAACGGAGTCGCCGCAGAGCATATCGACACAAAGACGCCCAAAGAGGACCGAGAAGCTGTTCTGTCTCGACTCGCCAGCGGCTACACGCAAGTCGTGTGCAATGTCGGGATCCTGACAGAAGGCTGGGATTGTCCTCGCGTTTCCGCAGTATGTATCGTTCGCCCGACTCGCTCAGAGTCGCTTTACTTGCAAATGGCTGGGCGGGCGCTTCGGCCATGGGGTGACAAAACCGATTGCATCGTCAATGACCATGGCGGGGTAGCGCAGGAGTTCGGGACGCCGGACATGGACCGCGAATGGGAACTGGACGACACCACGATTTCAAAACCAGAGAAGTTGGATATCCGTGACAAAATCAAGGTCTGCCCGAAATGCGCCGAGGTCTACGATATTTCGGTTTACACCTGCATTTGTGGGTACCAGTTCTCCAAGAAACCAGACGATATTAAGTACGGAAGCGGCGAGCTTCATGAAATCGACTACAAAATCAAGCGAGAAGAAAAGTCCAAGCGTAAGGATTACGAGTGGTTCCTCCATCAGCAACACACGATGAAGAAAGCTGATGGGACTCCGTACTCACACGGATTTGCGTTTGCAAAGTATTTATCCAAATACGGCGAGAAACCGTCCTGGTCGTGGCTAAAAGAGTGGAAGAAGAAAAACAATGTCAGCTAACCGAGTCGTCGAAATCAACTCTGTGCGCCCAATCGTTCTCGATTCGACGCAACCTCTCACGTCGTCCGACCGTGAGAAAATCTGTCAGGAGCACTGGCTCACCAACGCCGACATCGACGCAGCACACATAACCCGAGTCAACGACGCGACAGGCCGTGAACTCACCGGGTGGATGAAACGGAACTGCGCCGGAATCTATATCCCATACCCAACGCTCGACGGGCGCAGCAGCTACTACTTCAGGATCCGGCGAGACGTGCCGGATATGACGATCCAACTCGACGGGTCGACGAAAATATCCCGCAAATACGCCGCCCCGTATGGATCCAGAAACCACATCTATTTCCCCTCCGGCGTCACGCAAGCCCAACTATCCGACGCCACACTCCCGGTAATCGTCACCGAGGGCGAGTACAAAGCCATGGCGCTCTGGCGGCTGGCAAACCACAAAACCGACACCCCACGATTTATCCCCATCGGGCTGGGTGGCGTGGACTCGTGGCAAGGGCGTAACGGGAAAACTCCCCTGCCGGACGGCTCATCAACCGACTCCTACGGGATCATCCCTGACATGTTCCGCGTAACGTGGTCGGAGCGAAACGTCATCATCGCGTTCGATTCAGACTGGAAACGCAATACGAGCGTCCGAGCAGCCAAGCGCCGACTATCCGACGAACTCAAAACAGGCGGCGCTAAAGTCGTCACGCTGAACTGGGACGAGCGGGACGGCAAGGGTATCGACGACTGGCTAGCCACGGTCGGACCGGATCCAGTCCTGTCAGCCATCAACGGCATCAACTGGGACATCACAACCGGCTGGCTTTCTATGCTCCAAGTCGACGACAAGGGCAAGCCAGTCAAAAACGTCCTTAACGTCGTCACCGCGCTCACTCTCGCCCCTGAGTGGGAGGGCGTTATCGCCTACAACCAATTCACCGCCGCAATCCAGACCGTCACCCCTCCCCCATTCGGCGATAAACACCGCAGCCGATCAATCCTCAGCCCAAACCGACAAGACTGGACCGACGCCGACGATATCCACGCATCCATGTGGCTGCAATCCAAGGGACTAAACGTCAGCAAGGAGATGGCGTCAGATGCAATCCATGCAATCGCCGACCTCACGCAGTTTCACGTCATCCGAGACTACCTGAACTCGCTCTCGTGGGACGGCGATAAGCGAATCGATACGTGGCTTCAAGACTACATGGGCGCGGATCCATCGGCATACCTGTCGAAAATCGGAAAAATGTGGCTTATCTCCGCCGTGGCTCGCGTTTTCAACCCCGGATGCCAGGTTGACCATATGCTCGTCTTCAAAGGCTCTCAGGGGCGTGGAAAATCGACAGCTTTGTCCGCTTTATGCGGCGAGGACTGGTTTTCCGACAACCTGCCGAACAAATTACACGAAAAAGACGCCTCCCAGCACCTATCCGGCAAGTGGATCATCGAAATCGGCGAACTCAGCCAGATGAAATCCAACGAGGTCGAGGAGATCAAGCTGTTCGTCTCCAGGAAAATCGACAAATACCGACCCAGCTACGGTCGCCGCGACTGCTCATTCCCACGCCAGTGTGTATTCGCCGCCTCAACCAACTCCGACGAATTCCTACGTGACGAGACAGGCAACCGGAGGTTCTGGGTCGTACCCATAAACGGAGTCGACGTGCGCGGCATCGCGGAAAACCGGGACCAGATATGGGCCGAGGCTGTCCAAATGCTCCGCGATGGCGAAAAATGGTGGTGTAGCGAGCCGTGGTTCATCGAAGCACAGGAAAATTCATCGTCGAACTACATGATCCTCGACCCGTGGCACGAGCAGATCAAGAATTACGTCAAAGGGAAAGAGCGGGTGTTCGTTAATGACGTGCTCCTTGAGGTTTGCCGTGTCTCTGACACCTGGACCAAGAACCATCGGGACCGCGTTTGCTCCACGCTGAGAAAATTAAAGTTCGTTCGTAAACGCATAAAAGACAACGGTGGGTACTTTTTTACCCCGGCGCGAGCAACCGATCGGGAGGACGAGGAGGAGGAGTAGCCCACGCCAATTCAGCCAATCTCAGGCTCCCTTCACCGGGAGCCTTTTTCACGTTCCATGCCGATTCCATGGGTTCCACATCGATTCCATATCTATTCCACGTCTAACTACCTGAAAATCCATAGAGTTCCATGTCTTCTATATAATAGTGTGTGTGTACACGTATAATAATATAGAAAGTTGGTGGCTATCACGCGCGGCACTCACCAGTAGAAAAGTTTGTCACAGTTCTGTGTGGACATGTGGAACTGATGCAAACACAAGACTTAACTATATCCGAATTCCATATAATTCCACGTCTCCCCTCGTACTATTGACATCTGATGCGTAAGTATCTGAAAATACAGGCATGGCTATTTTGTACTCCAGACCACCTTTAACCGAGCGAGAGGCCGAACTTCGCTCCAGGATGCTCGAACAACGGCGGCAAGAACGCCTGAGAAGTGATAAGAGATTATCAAATAAGCCTAGAAACCCTAGCCACAAGCAATGCGTGGAGTGTCTTGACGACAAATCAGCCTCCGAGTTCTATGCAAGCCCGACCTCAGCCGACCGCCTGACATCAAAATGCAAAGCCTGCCTCGCTGAATACCAGCGCTCCAGGGCTGGCGTCATAAAACTTCGCCGCTCCCTGCGATGGGAATAGACCACCCTTGCGCCTAAACAGACGCCGGGCACCCCGCACTACCTCCCCCACCCATAAAACCGCCCCACGAGGCTGCAATGCGGAAATTTGCCATACCCACCGCCAGGGGTACCTTTTCACCACCACCCCCTCGCCATATCCAGCTTCCACACGCCAACCCAGGAATTCCTAAACAGCCCCGGTGGGGGTAGTGCCAGAATCCAAGCGCCAGACGCCCGTGGAGCGACGATTATGGGCTGGAAGGTAGCTGGAGGCGGGACGGCGGTAAAAACGCCTCAGAGGGCGGGGAAACGGGTCTGGACCACTCCAGTGGTTTAGGGTCAGGGAGGA